AAAAAAGAGGATAAGATAAAGCCTATCCCGCCGGTTGGTCGGTTTGGCGGTGCGCGTTTGTTGCAGCGTCGAATTGGCCGCTCGGAGACATTGGCTCAGAACAAAGAGGCCGTGGCTACTGAGCTTATAGCAATGGGTACGGCTCGTATTACTGACATCATTGATCTGCACAGTGGCCAAGTAAAGCCTTTGGAGGATATTCCTGATGAGGCTTTGGCTTCGATTAAGAAGGTGACTGTGGGCCAGCATGGTACGACGATTGAGATGTTTGATAAGGTAAGTGTTCTGCGCGTGTTGGCTAAGGCTAGTGGCTTGCTTGATGCAGAAAAGAATGTGGATAAGCCTTCGATTGTTGGGATTAACATGAAGGGGCCAGACATTACCACAACGTATGAGGCAGATGATGACTGATCTTCCCAGCATGAACTTGGATTTCTCTAAGTCTGCTACGGTATGGAAGTTTCTACACGATAAATCTTTTGTTCGCGGCATTATGGGGCCGGTTGGATCTGGCAAGTCATACGGCTGTGCTGCTGAAATAATGCTCAAGGCTGTTCAGCAAAAGCCCTCGCCGCGTGATGGCATCCGGTATTCTCGGTTTGTAATCGTGCGCAATACCTACCCAGAGCTAAGAACAACAACGATCAAGACATGGCAAGAGCTATTCCCTGAGGATGTATGGGGGCCGATGCGCTGGCAACCGCCCATCACGCACCATCTAAAGTTGCCTTCGAGGGAAGGTGCGCCTGGTATAGACTGCGAAGTTATCTTCATGGCTCTTTCTACGCCACAAGATGTAAGGAAGCTGTTGTCGCTGGAGCTAACGGGTGCTTGGGTAAACGAAGCCCGCGAGCTGCCGAAGGCTGTGATCGACGGGCTGACGCACCGTGTTGGCCGTTATCCTACTCAGTCTGACGGTGGCGCGTCTTGGTACGGCATTATTATGGATACTAACCCGCCTGACGCCGATCACTGGTGGCATGAGCTTGCAGAGAAGAACCCTATCGGCGGTCGGTTTCCTTGGAAGTTTTACCGGCAACCTGGCGGTGTGCTGGAGGTAAGCGCTAAGGATTTACCGGAAAACCCAGAAGCTAATGGTTTTGTGTTCTCTGGGGCCAAGTGGTGGATGGTTAATCCCTCTGCTGAAAACAAGGTTCACCTGCCTAGCGGGTACTATGAGCAACTTCTCGGCGGTAAGAATGCTGACTGGATCAGGTGCTATGCTGAAGGTAAATATACGTTTGTGCAAGAGGGGCGTCCGGTCTGGCCTGAGTATGACGATGATATGATGTCAGGTGATGTCACTTATGATCCACAATATCCATTGCAGATCGGCGTTGACTTTGGGTTGACGCCAGCCGCTATCTTTGGGCAGCGCACATCTGGTGGTGCCTGGAAGATCCTTGATGAGCTTGTGACGTTTGACATGGGTCTTGAAAGGTTTGGGCAAGAGCTGCTGGCTAAGATTGCTGCGAGCTTTAACAAGGCTGAGGTGATGATATGGGGCGATCCCGCCGGTAACAAGCGAGATGAGATCTATGAGGTAACTGCCTTCGATCACTTGCGCTCGATTGGCTTCAAGGCATCTCCGACTGACAGTAACGCCTTCAACGTGCGCCGTGAGGCTGCTGCTGCGCCTATGAACCGGCTGGTGAGCGGTAAGCCTGGGCTAATGATAAACAAGAAGTGTTTACGGGTGCGAAAGTCTTTGTCTGGTGGTTATTTCTTCAAGCGTCAATCTCTCGGTGCTGGTCAAGAGCGATTCAAGGACATGCCGGTAAAGAACGAGCATTCTCACTGTGGGGATGCGTTTGGCTATCTAATGCTGGGTGGTGGTGAGCAACGTCGATTGCGGCGTGGTAACTACGGCAACAGCTTTGCTGGTGGCCAGACGTTTAATGCCGCAACAGACTTTGAGATCTTCTGATGGGATTGGTGCAGCTTCCAGAGTTCCGTATGAGTTCCGATGAGCAAATTGTTCCTCTACGCTTTGAGCATTTGCCAAGAATGCGGTTTACAGAAGATAGCAAGGAGTACATGCGATACGTTCCCAACTACATAGATTATATTTGGGATAACTCAGAGGATGGATGGAGCTGGGCAGCGATTGGCAGGGGCAGAGTTATTGCTGCTTTTGGCATTCGCATGAATTGGCCTGGCTTGGCTGAGATGTGGATGGTTCCGAGCGAGGATCTTTCTAAGCATGCGATATCACTTGTGCGTGGCGCAAGGGCTGTAACCGATACCGCTTTGCAAGATTATGGTGTTAGAAGGCTACAAATCTGCGTAAAAGTAGAAAATGATAGCGCATTTAAGTTTGCCAAAGCACTGCATTTTGAGGTAGAAAGTATTATGAGAAAGTTTGGCCCAGAGGGGGCTGACTACTACATGATGGCGAGGTTTTGATATGGCGGGATTGTTTGGCGGCGGTAGACGCGGCAAGTCACAGGCAGAAAAAGATGCTGAAGCGGCTCGCGCAAGAGCAGAGCAAAGAGCTGAGGCTGAAGAGCGTACTGAAATGCAAGGCGCTCAGGCTCGTCGCAGATTGCGCCGTACTGGTGGAATGAGATTGTTATTCTCTCCAGCTCGTCGTGAAGGCCCAGGCGATATACCAATGCAAACAAAACTTGGTGGCGGTCAGTAATGAAGCGACCAAAGAAAAAGCCTGGTGTTGTTCAGAGGACTCTCGGCAGCATTAAGAGTCAGTTTCTTAGTGATGTTAAGGGCTTTGCTGCTGGCCTCAAAGATCCTCTTAATTACAAAGATCCATCACCTGAGAGAAGTGCTAAGTCTAAAAAGGCAGTAGAGGATTTGCGTAAAAACAATAAGCGCCCTTCTAAAAAAGACCCTGTTGCTGATGCTGCTGCTGCCAGAATGGCCAAGACCAAGGCAGAGGGTCGCAAGCGCAGAGTGAAGTTTGAAAAGGCGCAGGGTGAAAAGGCTAAAAAGAGAAGGGCGTTATTGCTCAATATTCGGAAGGCAAAAAAATGACACAGATTAAATCAGATCCTAGAGTTCATCACCGCGCAAAGCCAGCGCCAGAAAAAACTAAAGAGGTAAAAGCTGATGCCAAAGAAGCTACACCGAAAGCTGCTCCTAAGCGCAAAGCGGCTAAATCTAAAAATTGAGCAAGGGCGATGGTAGCAAAGATTTATCAGAATCCTGAGGGTGGTTTAAACCGCAAGGGTCGTGAGTATTTTAAGCGCACGGAGGGTGCTAATTTAAGGCCTCCTGTTAAGAAAACGCCTCCCAAGGATAGCAAGGATTTTGGTCGTAAGGTTGCATTTGCTGCTCGTTTTGCTGGAATGAAGGGGCCAATGAAAGATGAAAAGGGTAAGCCCACTAGGAAGGCTTTGGCGCTCAAGGCATGGGGGTTTGGCTCTGTTGAGGCGGCTCGAAACTTTGCTCAACGAAATAAAAAAGGATAAGTAAATGGCTCGGCTGAATGTAAAAGATATTATTGAACGTGAGGCCAAAGCTCAGGCTCGCAAGGATGAGTGGCGTTCTATCTATGAAGATTGCTATGAGTTCGCTCTACCGCAACGAAACCTATACTCAGGTTATTATGAGGGCGGTGTGCCAGGCAAAGGTAAGATGGCAAGGGTCTTTGACTCTACAGCCATTCATGCCACTCAGCGCTTTGCTAATCGCATCCAGGCTGGCTTGTTTCCCCCGCAAAAGGAATGGTGTCGCCTAGAGGCTGGCACTGGCATCCCACAACAACAACAGCCACAGGCTCAGGCAGCGCTCGATGCTTATACAACCCGTATGTTTGAAATCATGCGGCAGACGAACTTTGATCTGGCTATGGGCGAGTTCTTGCTGGATCTTTGCGTAGGTACTGCGGTGATGATGGTGACACCTGGTGATGAGGTTACGCCTATCCGCTTTACGCCTATCCCTCAGTATCTCGTTGCTATTGAAGAGGGAACATTCGGTAATGTCGATAATGTTTATCGCAAGCTCCGCATGAAGGCTGAAACGATACCACAAGAGTTTCCTGACGCAGAAATGACAAGTGAACTAGCTCAGGCAATAGAGCAATCGCCATCTAAAGAGATCGATCTGATGGATGCGGTTATCTATGATTATGAGCGAGCCGTTTATTGCTATCACGTTATTTGGCCTGGTAAAAAGCAAGAGCTTGTCTACCGAACAATGAAGTCATCGCCCTTTATCGTTGCTCGATATATGAAGGTGGCCGGTGAGATATATGGACGTGGCCCATTGGTTACAGCCATTTCTGACATCAAAACGCTTAACAAAACTGTTGAGCTGGTTCTCAAGAACGCTTCTTTAGCGATTGCTGGCGTATATACGGCGGCAGATGATGGCGTTCTCAATCCTCAGAATATCAAGATACAGCCTGGCGCGGTTATCGGTGTCGCTCGTAACGGTGGCCCCCAGGGTGCGTCACTGGCTCCCCTCCCTAGAGCCGGTGACTTTAACGTAAGTCAGATTGTAATGAATGATCTGCGCATGAACGTGAAGAAGATTCTGATGGATGACACGTTGCCGCCTGACAATATGTCTGCTCGATCAGCAACAGAGATTGCAGAAAGATCGCGTGAGCTTGCAACTAATCTAGGATCTGCCTTTGGTCGGTTGATAGATGAGACAATGGTTCCGATCGTATCGCGCATTTTGTTTATCATGGATCAGCAGGGATTCATTGACCTGCCATTAAAGGTAAATGGCGTTGAGGTTAAGGTTACACCAGTTGCGCCTCTTGCTCAGGCTCAGAAGCTACAAGAGGTAAATGATATTGTGCAGTTCATGCAGATAGCCAATGCTCTCGGCCCACAGGGTCAAGCGGCTCTGTCTATCCCGCGCATAACTCAATTTATCGCAAGCAAGATGAACATAAATCAAGAATTGCTTACCACACCGGAAGAGCAGCAAATGATGATGGAACAGATGCAGCAAGCAATGATGGCAGAACAAGGCCCACCCGCTGCAACTGATGGAGGGGCTACAATGGAGGCAATGCAATGAGTTCACCCGAAGGCTGGGAAGGATTAACCCAAGCTGTCAGTGAAGCGCCAAGAGCTGAAGATATAGATATTCTATATGGTAAGGTTTTTAAAAGTTCTGAAGGGCAGAAGGTTTTAAGCCATTTGCGCAGCGTTACGATTGAACAGCCAACTTGGCACCCTGGAGAAGATGCGAGCTTTGGTTATGCCAGAACGGGAATGGCAGAGATTGTTCGCATGATTGAGAAAAAAATAGAAAGGTCAAACAATGGCTGAGGAAGCGGCAGTAGTAGAAGCGGACGCAAATGCGCCGATGATTAACGTGGCAGAGCCAGAGGCTCCTCAAGAGGATGCACCCATTCCGGTTCATGAGCAGCCACAGGAAGAGATGCAAGCGTCTGAAGATGACGATGGGCCGCTGGAGCGCCCTGATTATTACCCTGCAAAGTTTTGGGATGAGGATGGCCCTGATGTTGAAAAGCTGGCGAAAAGTTACGCAGAGCTGGAAAAGAAATTTAAGTCGGGCAAACATAAAGCACCGGAGCAGTATGATATATCTTCACTTGCGGATCAGGGTTTGGACGCTGACGATCCGACTGTCGCCGTATATCAGGACTGGGCTAAGGAAAACGGGATTAGCCAGGCTGCATTCGAGGATTTGGCCGGTCGTGTCTTATCGATGTCAAAGGATGAGCAAGAAAGTGTTGAGTACGATCAACGCGCTGAAATGGAGAAGCTAGGCTCTAATGCCTCTGAGAAGATCCAAATGACGGAGCGTATTCTAATGAAAGCGCCACTTAATAACTCTGAGCGTGAAGCAATAGCATATTCTTTGAATAATGCTGACTCGATCAATGCGTTCCTAAAATATCATCAGGCTCTTACGAATGAGAACATTCCGATCAAGCCTGTGGTTGAGCAGCCAGAGTTTACCAAGGAAGATCTTAATGTTGCGATTGCAGATCCGCGTTGGAAAACTGATGCTGCTTGGCGTACCAAGATAGAGCGTCAATGGTTCCAATCACAGCAAAGAGCCTAAACTCTTGCAATAAGTATCGCTTGCGTGTATTTTAGTCTTAACGGCTAACCGCGCACCGGCCCGTTGAATGTAGTATTCTACTGGTTGGCGCGGCCATAACGCGCAAGCGACCGCCCGAAACCTCGGATAACGGAAGCGTTTTGTTGAAACCTATTAGGAGGTATCTGCAATGGCGCAGAACGTCACTACGGCGTTTGTTGATCTTTTCGACTCTGAGGTCAAACAAGCGTATCAAGCCGAATCGTTGCTTCGCGGCACGATGCGGACACGCACCGGAGTAGCCGGTAATACTGTAAAGTTTCCAACAATCGGAAAAGGTGTTGCCACACTTCGCGTTCCACAAACTGATGTCACACCACTGAATGTGACTTATGGTCGAGTAACTGCAACGATGGAAGATTACATCGCGGCAGAATATTCAGACATCTTCCAGCAATCGCACATCAACTTTGATGAGCGCTCTGAGTTGGTTCAAGTCGTATCTAAATCTATCGCTCGTCGTATGGATCAGATTATGATTGATGCTCTGGACGCGGCCACTGGCACATCTACAGTTGCAACGACTGTTGGCGGTGCTGGCACGAACATGAACATCGAAAAGCTACGTGCTACAGCTAAAGCATTGAATGAGAAGAACGTACCCGCCGAGGGTCGCAGACTGCTCATGCACGCTTCTCAGCTCGACGCATTGCTTGGCGAAACTGAAATCACCAGCCAGGACTTTGCTGCTGTAAAGGCTCTTGTCCAGGGTGAGATCAATACGTTCATGGGCTTCACCATTTTGACTATGGGTGATCGTGATGAGGGTGGTATTCCTAAGCCTTCTACTCGCACCTGTTTTGCTTGGCACCAGGATTCAATGGGCTACGCTGAGTCAATGTCGCAGAAAACCGAAGTGAATTACGTTCCGGAAAAAACGTCATTCCTGGTTAGCTCGATGTTCTCTGCTGGCGCTATTGCGATCGACGGTGAAGGCATTGTCAAAATTTCTTGCACTGAATAATTAGGAGATTAGACAATGGCATTCGCATCTGCAAACTGGTCAACAGTTGCTGCATCCAAGAGCGGGAACGCTCCAGCGGTGTACACTTACATCTCATCAGGTGATAATTTGGCAACTGTTAAAGGCTCAGGTTATTTCAACACAGTTGAATCGCTTATTACAACTGGTGACGCCCTTTGGGTCGTTGCTAGTGATAGTCAAGCGCTGTGTAAGTTAATCAATACCAGTGGCGTTATAACCGTTACTGATTTGACTACATAATAAGGTTGGGGGGCTTCGGCTCCCCTTCCCCACTAACAGGAGGGCAATATGGCCGCTGGTGATACTTCACTCTCAATCTGTTCAGATGCTCTAATCCTGTTGGGTGCTGCGCCCATTTCTTCGTTTACAGAGGGAAGCGATGCGGCTCAGGCTTGCGATAGATTATACCCAGATCTGCGCGATACACTTTTATCAAGTTACCTTTGGAGCTGGAGCGTTCAAAAAGAACAGCTTGCTCGATTGGCGGCTGCTCCAGTAGACGAATGGAAATATGCTTACCAAATGCCAGGCGATATGCTTTCTGGCGTTATAGCGTTGTTTCAAAGCTCTGGCATAGGACAGCTTCCCGTAAGATATGGATGGGAAGTTTATCAAGATCAGGTCTATACAAATTTTGAGGAAGTCTACATCGATTATCAGGCAACAGTAGATGAAAGCAAAATGCCGCCTTACTTTGTTGATCTGCTTACCTATGCGTTAGCTTCTAAGCTGGCCTTCGTTATAACCGATCAAATTTCTAAGGCTGATTATTTCAGAGCTGAGGCGTATGGCACACCGGCTGATTCTGGTCGTGGTGGCAAAATGCGAGCTGCTATGAATATTGATGGCAGAGGAAAGCCGCCCCAAGTTATTGAGGACTATTCTTTAATTAGTGTAAGGTACTAAAATGCGGGTAATACAGTTCCAAACCAATTTCTCGGTTGGCGAGCTTGATCCGCTTATTCGTGCTAGAACGGATCTACAGCAATATCAGAATGCTCTGGAAGAAGCTACGAATGTAATCATTCAGCCTCAAGGCGGGTTTCGTCGCCGTGACGGGCTTCAGTTTATCTATGACTTTGGTGGTACGTTTACAGATTTTAAAATTATCCCCTTCGAGTTTAGTGTAAACGACAGTTATCTTTTGGTTTTTGTTAATCAAAGGATTTATGTTTTTAAGGCTGGGGTGTTGCAAACAAACATTAACGCCTCTGGCAACGATTACATTGCGGCCACTGATATTACTGCCGCGATGCTCGATGAGATCAATTATACGCAAGCGGTTGATACGCTTATTCTTTGCCATGAGGATCTGCAAACTAAACGCCTGGTGAGAAACAGTGATACCTCTTGGACGTTAGAAAACCTACCTCTGACGAATTTGCCTCAGTATGCTTATGCGTTTGATACGCACCAACCAGACTTTACGATTACGCCCAGCGCTACCTCTGGTAATATCACTATTACAGCCTCAGCAGCAACGACAGACACAGGAACAGCTCAGGCTGGCGGGGCTGATACAATCACCCTTAAATCTGCATCTAGCTTTACATCTGACGATCAGCCAAACGGAATGTTTATTACTTTAACATCTGGCACTGGCTCAGGGCAAACGCGCCACGTTGAGGACTATGTTGCTTCTACAAAGGTTCTGACCGTCTATCCCGCTTGGGATACGGCTCCAGATAATACAACAGGATATAAGGTTGAGCCATTTGCTGCTGCTACTGTTGGTGAATATGCTCAAGTTCTCAGCACTTTTGGTCGCGCTCGGTATGTGGAGTTTGTTTCTTCCACAGAAATGAAGGCTGTTGTTGAGGTAAACTTCTTTGACACAAGTGCTATTACTGCCGGTAATTGGGAGAGTGAGCATGGCTATGAAGATGTTTGGTCAAACACTCGCGGGTGGCCTAAGTCTGCTGCATTCCATGAGGGTCGGTTGTATTTTGGTGGGTCTAAGTCCAGGCAGAATACGATCTGGGGATCTAATGTAATTAACTACTTTGACTTTAATCCTGGCACTGGCCTTGCTGATGAGGCTGTTGAGGCAACTATTAACACAAACCAGCTTAACAGTATTGTTAATTTGTTCTCAGGTAATGACTTGCGGATATTCACAACTGGTGGTGAGTTTGCTGTAATACAGACGACCGATGATCCGATTACGCCTTCAAGTTTTTTTATAAGGCCGCAAACCAGACTTGGCTCTAAGCCTGGCGTTCCTGTTGAAGATTTAAACGGCGCGTCTGTCTTTATCCAAAGGCAGGGGAAATCTCTTAATGCGTTTCAATTCGGTGATACTACGGCGTCCTATCAGGTTCAACCTCTCTCAGCTCTTAGCTCTCATTTGTTAAAAGATCCTATTGACTTGGCCGCTCGTCGAGCAGCATCTACAGATGAGTCAGATCGATTGTTTGTGGTAAATGGCACAGATGGCTCGATGGCTGTTTACTCTATTCTAGTTGGCCAGAACGTGATTGCTCCTAGTAGATTTACAACTGACGGTGAGTTTATTGCCGTGGGCGTTGAGGTGTCTGATGTTTACACAATCGTTAAGGCTCCCGTTATGGATTGGAATACTACAGATGGGCTTTCTGCTGCTATAGATGAGATCGCTGCTGGTACAAAAGACGCATCTGATGGTGGTGTGTATGCCTGGTTGCTGGAGACTGTTGACTCTTATCCAAGGGCAGATCTTGGTCAGAACGGTGTTGTCGGCACTTTGGATGCTGGGTTTTGGGAGTCATATGGCAACGGCACAGCGACAATAACTATTGATGCAAATGGTGACGTTACTCTGATTAGAATTGTTTATGGGTCTCCACCAATTACTCTTAGCTTTACGGATGTAACAAGTAATAACTACATCTACGCGAGGATATTATCTTTTGTCCAAGCGTTTTGGGAAGCGCATGATGCCGGTGAGTCATGGGTAAGTAGCTACATTACAAACACCTATCATCTGCAAAAGTTTAATCCAGACATCACTTTAGACAGGGCTGTATCTGGTGGTGCTGCTGGAGAAGTTACTAGCACTGGTCTTAGAGATAGGGTTGTTAAGATAATCCGAGATGGCGTGATTGATGGCACTAAGGTTGCGAGCCATGATGGACGTGTGGACTTTGCTACTGCCTCTACAACATCCTTCGTTGCTGGTCTTGATTATACGGTAACAGCTAAAACTATGCCAGCCGAGCCGACTCTATCCTCTGGATCTGTTCAAGGGTTTAAAAAGAGAATTATCCAAGTTGATGCAATCGTCAATGGAACTCAGAACATGACGATCAACGGCAAGCAAGTTCCGTTTAGAAACCTTGGTGAAAATGTTTTAGATAAACCTGTTGATCCATTTACCGGCACTAAGACCGTTCACGGCTTGCTGGGGTATAGTGGTACTGGACAAATAACCGTAAGCCAGAATGTGCCATTAGCAATGACTGTTCTGGGCTTAGAATATCGTTTGAGTGTGGGGAATTAAGATGAGTCAATTAGCATTTGCTGCTGTTTCTGCTGCGGGTCAAATAGCTGCTGGTGCAGCACAGCGCAGGCAGTATGAAGCACAAGCCAGGCAAGCAGAGCTTCGCGGCAGATCTGAGGCTCTTGCGTATAAGCAAAAAGGCGTTGATGCTTTGCGAAATCTTAATGAAACGCTTGCGGCTATTATTTCTCGATCTGCTGCTGGTGGTGTTGATCCTACATCTGGCTCTGCCTCAACATTACAAAAGTTTGCTTTGTCAGAGGGCGCTAGGGAAAAGGCTATTGCTCAAGACAATGCTCTTATGGCTCTCGGCCAGGCAAGCACTCAGGCAGGCATTTATCAATCTGCCGGTCGAGCCGCACAATTAAACTCTTATGTTTCTGCTGCTGGTACACTTGGCACAGGTTCGTATAGAGCTGGACAATTAACAGGTTAAGACATGGCTATTCTTCCAAGATATCAGCGCATCGGTTTACAAACCCGCCGACCTCAGCAGTTGGACTTTGCCGCTACGCGGGAACAAGCCAGGCTTGGGCAGAATATTTCTCAGCAAGTAGATCGTATGGCTGACTTCGCCTTCAAGCAGGCGGCTGAGGGCGCAGCAATCCGAGGACAGGAGCGCGTTAGGGAAGAGGGCGCTCGCCCTACTCTTGCGGCAATAGAGGCGGCGGGTGGGCCTACTACAATAGCAGAGCGTTCAGCGTATGCCCTGGGTAGTCGCGTGGCTGTTGCGGAAATACAGAATGAAGCTGAAATCGAGATAATGCGGATCTTGAATGATGCTGAAACAAATGAGACACCGTTTAGCACTGTCCAGGCACAGCTTGCCGATATTACAGATGGATACTCTGCATCACTAGATACAATCGATCCAGAGGCGGCATTGATGCTGCAAACCAGGTTATCCTCTGCATCTATCAAAGCAGAAGAAAGATATTCAAATTATTATGTAAAGTTACAAGCATCAAAAGCTAAGGCAAAAGTAAATAGCGCCGCTGATGTCCAGCTCGATCGTGTTGTCGGTAATGCAATATTGCCTGGTTATAACGCAGAAAGAATAAGAAGCGACATTGATGAAAGTTTTGATTTGCTGGCCGGTCTGGGTGCTGATGATGCAACTCTTACCGCCTTTAAAGAGCAGGCATTTAATGCTGCTATAAAAGAAAACACAATTTATAAGTTCAATACATCGGATCTCGATACCCAGGCTGAGATGCTGACTAGCATGGAGACAAAGCCGGTTGCTGGGATGTCTTTGGAACAAACGCAATCTCTGCGCAAATCATTGCGAGCTGACTACAATTCTAAATTACAGGTTACTAAAGGCGAGGCCGCGGCTGTTATCTCTGACGTTAATGAGCAAAACCGTATATTAGCATTGGGCGGCATGCCTTCGCAGAAAGAAGTATTAACACTAAAAGAGAGAGCTGACGCTGCCGGTGATTATGGTGCGGGCGCAAGGGATGCTGTCGGACGCTTGCAGTTCAACATGGAATTTGCTGCTGCATTCCGCAAGATGACGCCACAAAATCTAGCTGCTGAGGTGCAGGCTCTAAGGCAAGGTCTTGAAGGTATCGGCGAGGCTGGCATTGATACGCTCATAGAAGCTGAAATATTAAAGGTTGCACAGGCGCATCTAACTGCCGCTGAAGCCGGTGTGGAAAAAGCTCAAACAGCTCGCAAAGCAGAGTTTAAGCCTATTGTTGATAACCTGGCGAATGAAATTGCAGACTTCCAAAAGATAGTTGATTCCGGTCGCGCTGTGGAAAGTGGAGATATTGCAAAGTTAATTGAAGCTGTCAGCAATGTTCCAGAAGATCTAAGGCAAGATCTTACTGAGGATGTTATGGCATTAAACATAACAAGTGCTACTGCTGAGGCTGTAGGCAATATGACGCCAGCCGAAGCTGCTGGATACATTAGATCCCTCGGAGCGGGCATTGAGGGCATTGGCGATGCTGGATTAGATACTCCGGTCGAGATAGAAACATACGATCTTGCGAAGAAAATGCTTTCCGGCATGGAGGCAGAATTAAAAAAAGATCCTCTGGGATATGCCATGCTCGTTGGCCTTACAGATGCAAATGGCAATGCTATTGAAATCACACCGATTAACTTTACAGATCAAGATGCAACAATAGAAACTATGAAAAAACGCATCAATGATGCGACTATTGTTTCTTCTAAGTATTCAACGCCAGTAACATATTTCACGCCGCAAGAAAAATCTATGCTGGCTGAAGTTATGTCTGAAGCCGATCGCTCTCAGCGCATGTTCTTTCTAGGTGCTATTGTTGAAGGTGGCGGCCAAGCGGCTCCTGATATGTTGGCTGAAATATCCAATACTGCTCCAGAGTTTGCCGGTATTGGTGCGCTGGTTGTAAACGAAAGAATGGATGCGGCAAATAAAGCTTTGCGCGGTATGGATTTAATCAAAAAAGGATTAAAGTTAGTAGAATTTACACCATCAAATACCGAGATTCCATTTAAGGCAAAGACTGATGAGGCTTTACGTTATCAGCCAAACGCCATTGGCATTACCCGTGAGGTTGCTAAAGCAATTTATGCAGATATAGCTGGAAGGGAAGAACAATTTAATGAGGGTCTTTGGAATCACGCCATAGATCTTGCCCTTGGCGCTGATGGAGCTGGCAATGGCGGCATTCAAGAAGTTCGCAACGCAAACACATTTGTACCGCCAAACCTAAGTTCTGATGATATTGAGGCAGCACTCAAAGCAATGACACCAGAGAACATATCTTTTGCATCTAATGGCCAGGTTATAAGCGAAGAATATGCAGAAGATATTTCTGGTCGTGGAATGTTTGTTCGTGACGATAATTACAAAGTAATATCATATGGTGGAAATAACTTTATCTTGGCATATGGAGACCCCACTATAAGTCAGCCTATATATGTTTTTGACAAAGCTGGTGATTTGTTAATATTTGACATGCAAAAGTTAGTTGAGGCCACTCAATGAACTTTGACCAGCCCGATCCGCTAGACATCCTGCCCCAGCAAGGTTTGCAAGCGCCACCTGGTACGCTTGTGGAAAATCTTACAACTGCGTTTGATGTTGCTCGCTTCAACGGTGGGTCTGGTGCAAACAGCAAAGCATTTACTATGCTGGAGGTCTGGGGGCCGATCGTAGACCTAGCCAATCAAAACGGCGGTGACTTTGAAAACCCTGGCATATATCTCAGCAGCAGCTTGTTTGATACAAGCGCTCCTCGCGTTTATGAGCGGCAAACCCAAGAGCTTTATTCCTGGCTGGCACAGAACAAAGATTCACTGCCGCCAGAGCTACAAGATATAACGCCTGATGTAATCGATCAGCGCACTAAAGACTTTGTGCAATCTAAGCAGAATGAATTAGCAGAGCTTGCAAGAACAAATCCTGATCTGGCTAGTGCATCTGCTCGTTTTATTGGCTCTATGGGTTCGGCGTTTGGTGATCCGGTAACGCAAGCCACAATGCCGTTTGGTGGCTGGTCTAAATCATTCTGGAAGAACGTAATGCAGAGCGCTGCTATAAATGCTGGCGTTGGTGCGATTACTGAGGTTGATGTTGCCAAGTGGTATGATGAGCTTGATCTGGAATACAGCTATCAAGACTTTCTGGCAAATGTAGCTATTCAAGGCGCATTCGGTGCAGCATTGCCTGTTGCTGGTCGCGGTATAAGAATGACTGCGGAGCAAGCAAAGAAAGGTTGGGAAGTATTATCTGGTAAAGGCCGCAAGCCTGTTAGCCCAGAGGATCAAGCCTTGGTTGATGTCCTAGAAGCACAAGAGGAAGTGGTTGCCACTAATCCGCTAGAAACGCCGCAAGATCCTAATGTGGCAGAGTTTGAGCATCAGAGCCGCTTAACTGCCGCACAGGCAGCGATAGAGAACAATCAAGCGCCTAAGATAACACCAGAGCCAAACGCGCCTATAAAGCCTTCTGTAGCAGCGCAAGCAGCAGATAATCTTGACGGTGTTCTGTACACTTTAGATCCAGATATAATTGAGGTTGATGCCAAGACGTTTCAGTTTAAATCTGGCGGTGATGAGTTTGGCGTAACAGAAAGGCTGCAAGGTGTAACAACCTGGGATAAATACAAAGCTGGTGTTGTAACGGTGTATGAATATGCCGATGGCCGCTTGGCTATTGCTGATGGCCACCAGCGTCTAGGTCTAGCAAAGCGCATTCGATCGCAAGATCCTTCTCAGGATGTAAAGGTTATCGGGTATAAGCTGCGTGAGGTTGACGGGATTAGCCCAGAAGAGGCGCGTGTTATTGCTGCAATGAAGAATATTGCAGAAGGCACTGGCACATCTATTGATGCCGCTAAGGTGTTGCGGGTTGAGCCTGATAGATTGTCAGAGCTGCCGCCACGTTCTGAGCTAGTTCGCCAGGCTAGAGATATGATGGCTTTAAGCGATGAGGCATTTGGTGCTGTTGTTAATGAGGTGATACCGGCAAACTATGGCGCTATCGTTGGTAGATTGATTGATGATCCTAAGCTGCAAGATGCTGCTATCCAGGTCTTAGCTAAGTCTGAGCCTAGTAATGCCTTCCAAGCGGAATCAATCGTGCGCCAGGTGCGTGAGGCTGGAGCTGAAGAGGTAGAGCAAATATCTCTATTCGGTGAAGAGCTGGTAACTGAAAGCTATTATGTAGAACGTGCAAAGATCTTAGATCGAGCATATAAAGAACTGCGCCGTGACAAAGCAGCATTTGAAACATTGGTTCGTAACTCGGAACGCCTGGAAGCAGAAGGCAATATCTTAGTTAAGGAAGCAAATGAAAGAAAGGCAAATACAGATGGCCAAACGATCGCGCTCCTCCAAACGCTTGCAAACAGAAAAGGGCCGCTCTCCGATGCCCTCAACCAAGCAGCAAGAACAGCCAGAGACACAAACAGCTATGTCGAAGCAACCAGAGGTTTCCTCGATGCTGTCAGAGGATCAATTGAATCGGGCGACTTCGACCGCATATCTTCTGGCGACATTGGACGCGCTGTCGATGGTGCGCCGCAGATCGCTCGATCTGAAATTGAAAAAGAACCAGCCCTTGAGGGCTTCGACGAGCCAACGGGGATAGCAGCAGAACGTCAAGCCGATCAGCTAATTGATGATATGTTTGGCTCTGACGAGGTGGATGCTGACTCTATTGCTGGCCTCAAACGGTTGCTTGATGAAAGCCCGACCAGAGATCAGATAGACAATCATCCATCTGTAATTAAAGCGCTAGATGAAATGGAAGCTCGCGCAGAGACTTCTGGCATAGAAGGCTATAATACAGAAGCCTGGCATAACTCTCGCGTTTATAAAATAGATGACCAGGATGTTACCTCAACAGCAGAGGCAATGGTTCGGTTCGAGCGTGATGCAGAGCAGTTAGCATTTAAAGAGCTAGGTATAGATCCACAGCCTGTTCTTAGAAATAAAGAGCTTACTATAGTTTTAGGCCCACCGGCTGCTGGTAAAAGCACAATCGCCAATGAATTAGCCATTGCAAACAGATCTGCTATCCTAGACAGCGATGAGATTAAAAAGGCATTGCCAGAGTATGAGGGTGGTATTGGTGCATCAGCGGTACATGAGGAGAGTTCTGACCTGGCAAAGATCTTACAATCCTTGATGATTGAGCAAGGAACTAATATCGTTTTGCCAAAAGTGGGCCACACTGCCTCTAGTATCCGCAAAGCAATATCACTATATAAAGATAAGGGGTATAAGGTTCGTCTTGTAAATATGGATGTTACCCCAGAAAACGCATATCAACGTATGATTGGGCGTTTCGTATCTTCTGGCAGAATTATTCCACCGGCATATCTTGATGCTGTTGGGGCTAATCCATCTGCCACATTTAGAACATTAAGACAGGAGGGCGCAGCCGATGGCTATGCAGAAATCGACAACAATGGCGGCTTCAATGACCCCAAAGAAATCAGAGAAGTCTCAGGAGACAACCCGTTATCAGGATCTAGCTTCGATGTACCTTCGGGTGGACGAACAGAACCAGACGCTATCAGAGTCGCAGAGCGCGATAGTGCAACGTATTCTCTCGAAAAAACGCAGCCTACCCCAGACGGAGGAATAGCTGACGATATAAATACATCTGACATCTTTGATGACATGGATCTTGAGGTTCCTCTTGGTGAGCGCCTAGATCCTGACACTAATGAAGTTGTGCCAACAACTATGACGCTTAGAGATGTTAAGGCTCAAATGGATCAGGAAGATGCAATGATAGCCCGATTGGAGTTCTGTACAATATGACTTTTAAAAACTGTATTGATGAGGGCGTTGCTGAAGGGCAGATCACTGAGGATCAAGCCAAAGAGATCAAAGGTCTGTTTGATGAGCTGGAAACAAAATATAACCGGCAAATGGGTGGTGCTGCTGCAACAGCAAAAGCTGCGGCTGATACATCTATCTCTGCAAAAAAGATTGCTATACAGCGAAAGCGCCGCGCTATGCTCCAGGCCACAACCTGGAAGAAGATTAATTATGACTTATCAAATTACAAAACAGCTCTAGGCGCACCTGACAAAAACAAGGCAGCTTTAGCATTATATGAAGAAGATCGAAATTCAAAATTCAGAAGTATTACTCAGGTGCAAAAGGCTGTAACGCGCAGCGCAACAAGAAAGATGGATGAGTTCTTAGCAACTTTTCGTCGTAATCTTGTTGGAGAAACAAGAAACAAAGCCCAGCTTAAAAATGTAGTTCGTGAGATCTTTGGTGAAGAAACTGGCGATGCTTCTGCTAGAGAAATGGCACAAGCATGGAAGGCTGCATCAGAATATCTGCGCACAAGGTTTAATGCTGCCGGTGGCGCTATCTCCAAACGTCTTGATTGGGGTATGCCTCAGATCCACGATAGTATGAGCGTTCTTAAAGCGGGATACGCAGAGTGGCGGGATTTTATTGCGCCGCGCTTAGACTTAAATAAAATGAAAGATGAGCAAACAGGGTTGCCTTTTTCGGAACAAAAACTTGAGTTTGCTTTGCGTGATGCTTATGAGGCAATTAGCACTGATGGTTTTAATAAACTAAAACCTGGCGCAATGTCGGGAAACAAATCATTTGCTTTACGTCAGCAAGATCATCGTTTTTTTGTTTTTAAAAATGCAGATAACTGGATGGAATACCAGCAAAAGTTTGGTAATCCAAATGCGTTTGATGCAATGATGGGCCATATTGATATGATGTCACGCGACATTGCTATGATGGAGGTGCTTGGCCCTAATCCAGCGGCAACAACAAATTTTATTAAACAAACTTTGGATAAAGAAGCCAGGACAACGCCAAAAGACCAACGTGAAAGAGCAATAAATAGAGCAAGAAAAGCTGGAAATACTATTGATGCACTTTATAGCGCGATTACTGGATCTATAAATGCTCCGGTTGACAGCGTTATAGCAAGTACTTTTGTCGGCCTTCGTCAAATGCTAACTTCAGCGCAACTTGGGGGAGCTTTTATTGCTGCTAGTTCAGATATAAATTTTGGCCGAATTGCTAGATCTATGGTTGGCTTGCCGCAAACCAAAATGCTGAAAAAATATTTGGATTTTATTAATCCTCTTGGACTGGAGGAAAAAAGCAAACTTGCAATTCGATTAGGATTGACCGCCGAGGGCTGGTCAACCATTGCTGCGGCTCAAATGCGATATGTCGGAGATGTATCTGGGCCAGAGATAACGCGCCGTATGGCTGACTTTGTTATGAGGGCCTCTTTGCTTTCCCCCTGGACGAATGCGGGTCGGTGGTCTTTTGGCATGGAGTTCTTAGGAAACCTAGCTGACAACGCTGGCAAGACATTTAAGCAGCTTGATCCCATGATGCAGAAAACGCTAGATCATTATGGCATTGGCGCTGACAAGTGGGAGATTGTTAGAACAACCCCGCTCTATGAATATGAGGGCGCTTCGTTTTTAAGAGCTGAGGACATCGAGGCCCGTACAGATATACGCTCAGATTTAGCCCGTGACTTAGCAACTAATCTCTTGGCTATGGTGGAGACAGAAACAAACTTTGCTGTACCTAGCTCGTCTCTCCGTGGCCGTGTTGCATTAACTGGTGATGCTAAACCTGGAACGCTCGGTGGTGAGTTAACTAGATCGTTTGCCATGTATAAAAACTTTGGTGTTACTCTTGTCACTACGCATATGATGCGGGGTTTGGCACAACCAACACTGAGAGCTAAAGGCACTTACTTAGCAGATATGGTGATTAGCACTACACTAATGGGCGCTATGGCGATGCAGCTAAAGGAAATGGCCAAAGGCCGAGATCCTCGCCCAATGACAGATCCAGAGTTTTGGGGCGCTGCGATGCTTCAAGGCGGTGGCCTTACTATATTTGGAGACTTTTTATTTTCAGACGTAAACCGTTATGGCGGTGGCTTGTCTGAAACTGTTGCGGGGCCGGTGGTCGGATTTATTGGAGATCTAAATAGTTTGACAACTGGAAATATTTTGCAAACTCTTAACGGTGAGGATGCAAATTTTGCAAGTGAGGCAATCAGCTTTGCCGGTCGTTATACTCCAGGCTCTACGCTCTGGTATTCTCGCCTGGCATTAGAAAGAATGGTTCTGGATCAAGGAAAGCTATGGGCAGATCCAGATGCCAGAAGCAAAATGCGCCGGTTAGAATCTAAATATAGGCGTGAATATGGGCAAAACTTTTGGTGGCGTCCTGGCAAGGTTGCTCCAGAAAGGCAGCCCGATGTTTCAAACGTGTTTGAGCAAAGATGATAAATCTGGTATAGAGTAAACATAGACATAGGAAAATGACATGGCTGACATTCCAATAAATCCGGTTACACGCCGAGTTGAGTTCACAGGTAATACTGGAACTGGCCCATTCGCGTTTACCTTCAACGTGCTTGCTCAGGCAGATGTTGCTGTTTACAAGAACAACACCTTGCTTGCTCTTACGAGCGATTACACAGTGTCACTAAACTCAAACGGCACTGGATCAATAACACTTGTATCTGCGCTAATTGCTACGGATGATCTGGTGATTATCGGTGACTTGCCATTATCCAGAACAACGGACTTTGTGACTGCTGGTGACTTGCTTGCTTCCTCTTTGAATGAGCAGTTTGACAGCAATGTTGTTATGTCTCAGCAGCTCGATGAAAGATTCGATCGGACTATTCGCTCTCAGCCAGGCGATATAAACAAGAATCTTTATCTGCCTTTAGTTGATGACCGTGTTAGCCAGCTTCTTAGCTTTGATAGCTCAGGTAATATTACAACTACAAACCTGTCTAATGTTCCTGATATTGGAACAGTAAACTTAACTGTTAGCGGCCTTGCATCATTTGCTGATGGATCTTTGGGTGCGCCAAGCATTACAAATATTGGCGATACAAATACCGGCATATATTTTCCCGCAGCCGATCAGCTCGCGTTTACTGCTGGTGGGAATAATATATTTAGCATAACGTCAACCTATGGGCTAATGAGTAAGCCTTTATATTTTAGTGATGGTATTCTTCTTACGGATAATTCAGCAACAGCCTTAACAATCAAAGAGGGTTCTAATAATTATTTAACCTTTATTACAACGAACGGATCTGAAAAGCTTTCGTTTGGTAAGCCTATTGATGTTACTGGTGCGATTACGACTAACACAAGTCTTAACATTGCCAGCAGCACTACGGTTGATGGGATCTTAGACGAAGATGATATGTCATCTAACAGCGCTACTAAGCTGGCGACGCAGCAGTCTATTAAGGCTTATGTGGATGCGCAAGTTGGTACGGTTGATACGCTTGCTGAGGTTCTTGGCAATGGCAACACGACTGGTGGTACAGATATTGCGGTATCATCTGGTGATGACATTACGTTTGCAGATAACAGCAAAGCCATCTTTGGCGCAGGGTCTGACCTACAGATTTACCATGATTCGGCAGACAATTCATCCAGACTAATAGAAAGTGGCACTGGAAACTTTTTTATTGGTGGAGATAATATTTATTTAACTAACTCTGGAATATCTGAGTTCTATTTAAGAGCAGTAGAAAATGCAGGAGTTACATTATACTATGATAACTTACAAAAGTTAAACACCAGCAGCACAGGCGTAGACATCACGGGTACTTTGACCAGCGATGGGCTGACTGTGGATGGGGCTGTAGACTTTTCAACAGGCACAGGATCAAATGTTGTCTTAGGTAATACAGGCAGTTTCACTGGTTCAGAAACAGCACAACTTGTTTTTGAAGAAGGTTCTACAGAACTTGCCCAAGTACAATGGAACCCTAGTGGAAATACTTTTGTACTAGAAAACAAAATCTACAATGCACCAATTTCGTTTAGAACCTTTGGGGCAACCGAACGATTAAAAATAGATGGTGCTACAGGCGACATCAGCTTTTACGAGGACACTGGCAGCACGGCAAAGTTCTTCTGGGATGCGAGTAAAGAAAGTGTTGGAATAGGAACAACTTCTCTTACGCCTACTGATGGGGCAAATATAGAGTTAAGTTCTGCAACAAGTTCAAGAATTATTCTTGATAGCACAGGAACAGGTGGACGAAAGTACACTATGGCTTCTGGCACAAACGGGAGTTTGGATTTTTACGATTATGATGCTGCGGCTTATCGCATGCGCATTGACAGCAGCGGACGGGTTGGCATTGGGACGAGTTCGCCTAGTGGTAGCTTATCCGCTGGGGGTCTTCATGTAACTGACCGTATAGCAGTTGGTTCTGGTAGTACTGGCACACCAGCCTTGCATTATGATGCAGATACAGACACAGGTATTTTCTTTGGTACAGGCGTTGTGGGTGTATCTACTGGCGGCTCAGAACGCATGCGCATCGACAGCAGCGGTAACTTGCTGGTGGGTAAGACGAGTGCGGCTTACAATACTGATGGTTTTGAGACACATCCAAACGGAGAAACCTATGTAAGCCGTAGCGGAACGCCTATGGCAATTAACCGCAATTCGTCTTATGGAACGCTTTTAAACTTTTACAAAGACGGCGGCGGTGTGGGGAGTATTGGGACTGATAGCAATGGTGACTTTGTTATAGATGGAAGTGCTAATCATTCAGGATTGCGTTTCAAAGATAATACCGTTGTACCAAAGCAAAATGGCTCTGATGCAGACAATGCAATAGATTTAGGTAAGTCCGATAAGCGCTGGAAAGACCTCTACCTCTCTGGCGGTGTCTACCTTGGCGGGGTAACGTCGTCTAATCTGCTAAATGACTATGAGGAGGGGATTTTTACTCCACAAATTGCAGATGCTATAAGTGGGGGAAACTCAACTACAACAGGTAACACTATTGCTGGCCATTACGTTAAAGTTGGCTATATAGTTCACGTTAGCATTAGGATAATTTTTCCAAATACTTCAGGTCTTACATCTGGAAATGTTTTGTATATTAGAAACTTGCCTTTTACCTGTTACAATGCAAGCGGCGGTTTCCCTCTTGCAGTAGGTACAGCCAGAAATATTAACTACAGCCATGACATGATTACAGCTCAAGTTTCGCCAAATAGTACTTATCTTAACCTTGAAAGCTGTAGGGCTGCCTCGTTATCTTCACCCTTAGCTGAGGAAGAACTTACTTGCGGTCAGTTTTCAGGGGATGGAACCTCAGGTTCACCTGTCCTTTATTTAGGCGGCACATATAGAACAACCTAATCACCCCTGTTGGATCACAGGGTAGTCAGTCCAAGCCATAAAGGAGAAAAACGATGGCACTAACAGAAGAAACAGTACAAGACAAAATAGAGATCGTAGGCGACTTTAAGCACGTTCAGGTGCGTACAGCCACGGTCATCAAGCGTGACGGTGTAGAGATCAGCCGATCATTCTCACGCCATGTAGTTGCACCAGATGCAGACATCACAGGTGAAAGCACAGAGGTGCAAGCCATCTGTAATGCAGTACACACCCAAGCGGTTAAGGATGCCTATGCCGCACACTTAGCAGCACAGGAGACACCATAATGGCTATTACTTACACTTGGACTATTCCAACCCTTGAGCGTCACACTGCTGATGGTGGCGTTTACATTGCACATTGGCGCTGCACAGGCGTTGATGACGATGGCAACACAGCAAGCTCATATGGCACTTGTAGTTTAACCTACGATGCCTCTGCGCCTGACTTTACGCCGTATGCAGATATTACTGAGGCTCAAGCTCAAGGCTGGGTGTGGGGTCATGTATCCCAAGAGGATACTGAAGCTGCTATTGCTTCTAAGATTGATGCGATAGCTAATCCAACCACTGAGGCGGGAGTGCCTTGGTCATAACCTAGAAAGGAAATCATATGACTGAAGAAAAAAAAGTCATTACGATTGACGATGTGGAATACACTGAAGATCAACTAAGCGATGTTGCAAAGCACTGCGTAAATCAAGTTAAGGCTCTTGAGGCAAACATCAATGGCATGACGTTAAAGATTGAACAGATGCAAGTCGGCCGCGCTGGATACTTACAAAAGTTGAAGGCTGAAATAAAGGAAGAAGAATAATGGACAAGCGCACCGTATCATCTGCTCATACGCGCATAGATGGATTGGAGAAGGAAATCGTGGCTATTAAAACCGAGATGGACATTCAATTCAAGGATCTGTTTAACCGCGTTAAGCGTTTAGAAGCGATTGTTATTGGTGCGTCTGCTTTTATTATAGCTCTACTTCTTCGCATAAATATGATGGGCTAATGATCTGCGCGCTCACCAACATACTGGTGGGCGTGGCAACCTACGGTCATCTTTACAATGCCTGTATATACCGATGCCCCTCTGGGATTTATAAGTATTATCCATACACAATTCGTGTACCGTATAAAGCACCGTGCTTTTCTTACATTAAGGTAGGTAAGGACGCATGATTGATCCAATGACAGCTATCGCTACAGCGACAGCCAGTTACAATATGATTAAGAAGCTGGTGTATGCGGGCCGTGAGTTAGAAGATGTAGCGGGCCAACTGGGTAAATGGTATGGTGCTGCGGCAGATCTTGGCCGAGCGGAGCAACAGCGTAAGAACCCACCCATCTTTACCAAGCTGTTTGCTTCTGGATCTGTAGAGCAAGAAGCCTTGCAGATTATTATTCACCAGAAGAAATTGGCCGAGCAAGAAAAAGACTTGCAGCAAATGCTGAATAACAGGTTTGGCTATGGCACCTGGCGCGAGATGGTAGAGCTTCGTCGCAAGATTAAGAAAGAGCGCGAAGAAACGCTGTACCGTCAGCAAGAGCGCAGGGCTGCTTTCTTTGAAACGATGTTGGTTGTGCTGCTATTGATAATGTTGGCTGCTATTATAGTTGGCGGCACATGGTTGACTGGTCTTGGCGCTGGGTGGTGGTAATGGCTGACGGTGTTAGTGGCATTGGATCTGCTCCATTTAACATGCAGTCAGATATTCATCAGCAAACACAATCGCGTGAGCGGATCGAGACGCACCTTGCGGAGCAGCGTGTGGAAAAAGAACATAGAGCTAATCACAGCCATCTTGAGGCATTGGCAAAGCAAAGATTTGATTTGCAGGAAAGTTATGATAGGTTTGGCCGCAAGACAAATGCGGATCGTCCACAAGGAACAAACTTAAACATAGAGGTTTGATATGGAAAAGATACTTGCTTGGAAAATCATGCCGCGTCTGATGATGCTGGTAATGACTGTAATGTATATTCGCGTCATAGAATGGTTTATGTCTTTGCCGCAGGATGAGGTAAGCACACAGGCAACAGCGCTCACAGCGACCGTTACAGGCGCTATGACGGGTGCATTCGCCGTATGGTTGGGATCAGAAAAATGATACAAGCGTTTATAGGCCCGATTGCAAACCTTGCTGGAAGCTGGTTGCAGGGCAAGGCTGATAAGAATGCAGCAGAAGCCAAGCTAAAGTTGACTGAGGCAGAGGCTAAAGCTAAGATAATGCTCAGTGAAAAAACAAGCGTTGCCGATTGGGAGCGCATCATGGCTGAGGGTTCGCAGAATAGCTTTAAAGACGAGTGGCTTGTTGGCTTGTTTTCTGTGCCCTTGGTGCTTTCATTCTGCGGGGAATGGGGGCGCACAACCGTTGCAGAGGGGTTCACAGCGCTGGAATCTATGCCTGACTGGTATCAATATACTTTGGGCGTTATTGTTGCTGCGAGCTTTGGTGTTCGATCTGCCACTAAATTCTTTGGGAGAACAAAATGAGTTTTAAATTATCGCAGCGCAGTCTTGATAGATTGCAGGGCGTAGATGAGCGTATGATTTCTGTGGTCAAGTTTGCAATCACCGCAACCAAAACAGACTTCGGGGTTATTCAAGGATTGCGTACTGTAGAAATGCAGAAGGCTCTTGTTGCCAAGGGCGCTAGTCAAACCATGAAGTCAAAGCATCTGGACGGGCTTGCTGTGGATCTCATGGCTTATATCGAGGGCCGTGGATCGTGGGAGCTTAATCTTTATGATGATCTAGCTGATGCTATGAAGGAAGGTGCTGAGGCTGCTGGGGTCAGTGTGCGCTGGGGAGCTGCCTGGCACATAGATGACATCCGCAAGTGGGAAGGTGCATCTCACACATATGAATTACATAATGGGAAAACTGTAACTAAACATTATTCGTCAAGCATGGAGGATGCCATGAGCTACTACATTGATCTTCGGCGAAATCAAGACAGACGCCCATTTATTGATGGCCCTCACTTTGAGCTGATGGTATAGAGTTCTGGGGCCAGCTTACAGGAAACTGTAACAGGGTTGTGATGGACTTGCTGGCCTCACGAAAACATCTTTATTTAATTTTATCAGAATGACGCACTAAAGTATCCAGCGTTTTTCTTCGACTATATCCCTTAAAACTCATGCGTCTGCATATGGTATCACGATCTACACCTTTATTGGCCAGATCAATAATCTCTTTTGTCTCTGGCTTAGCGTCTCTGCCGCCCATATTATAATCAAGAGCCATGTTTTGCTTTAGAGATTGGGTTTGACCATCACGCGATTGCGTTCTCTTTCTGATTGCCTTGGCATCTTCGAGCATTGCTTCACGCATTTGATCTTCAGTCATC